CAATCAAGACTAATTCGCGTTGAAATTAATCAAGATTTGGAAAATGGAAGTCTTGCAAATAAAACGAAAGTACTTCCATTTGGAGTTTGGGGTCCGCCTAAACCAAAAGATTTTTCAATTATTACTGCCTACTCTGGAGCTTTCACAACACAGGTAGTTGTAAATCAGCGACCTTGTGTCTTTGGCGCTTCACAAGCCTTCACACAAGGCGCTACAGGTGTAGACTTTTCTTTGTCGGGCGCTTTTGCGGCGACATACTCCGATGCTGTTTATGCTGGCACCTCAATGGCGGGATTCCCAGACCAACCATCATTTGCGCTGGTTTCCCCCGAAATTGGAGCTGAAGCCCAGATGGCGTTTACTGGATCTTTCTTGTATCCAACATTGCCGCTAAGATTATCGTCTTCGGACGGCGGTTTGAATCGGGCAACTGATGCTTCTTTTGGGTTTTTGCCAACAAGAACAAATGCAAGCAAGATTTTCGATGAGAGTATGATTGATGTTGTAAGACCTCTCGCGTCTACTTTTAACAACAGTACATTCTCGCTCACATTTGGAACACAACCACTAGAGACATCTTGGATCTTTAGCTTGGACAATCTTGTCAAAAGTTCTGATGCTGTTAATGCATTCTACAAAGATAACTCATATATTGATGGAATATCTCTTAGTCATGTTGGTCACGGCACAAAAACTGGATATGAGGCAGTCTTAGAATACGGCTTCAACTCTTTTGTTGCTCCGCTTTTCGGAGGGTTTGATGGTCTCGACATCACAGAGAGAGATCCATTTAGAAATACTTTGTTAGACGGAAAAACAGAAAAAAACAACTACGCTTATAACTCTGTTAAAGAAGCCATTGATATTGTTTCCGATGCAGAACAAAATGAGTTTAATGTTGCGGTCGTTCCAGGTGTCTACGAAAAAACTCTGACAAGACATCTTTTAGATACTTGTGAGGACAGGGGCGATGCTCTTGCTCTCATGGATCTTGAAGGAGACTTTAAATCAGGAGACGAAAACACCAATAGTTACAAAACGAGAGTTGATAACGCGACTGTTTCTGGAGTTGTTAGCAACCTTAGAGATAGAAACATTAACTCAAGCTATGGTGCGGCTTACTTCCCATGGGTGCAGGTATTAGACAGCGTTAATAATCAAGTTGTCATGACTCCTCCTTCTGTGGT